TTTTTCTTTTCTACATGTATAGTGTCTTTTTCTAATTTTATTTCTTTCATTGTAATATACTTTCTATTTGTTGTTCATTAAAATACTTCAAATCATCTTGAAGTATCTTTACTTTTGTAGGTATATAATATCTTAACTTATTGCTTATGTCAAATGCCTTAGTTGTTGCGTCTCTATCTAAAGCAACAATTACTTCTTTATATTTTTTTCTGATAACAGGTATAAAACTATCTGGCAAACTTGTTCCCATTAGTGCAACACCCGAATACAAATCAGAAACTGCACAAGCACTGGCACAGTCCTCTACTAAAACGGCAGTCGGACTATTGCCACAAATAAAAGGATAAGATTTATCTCCATATATAAACCATTTAGGATACACATGCGAACTTAATCCTCTTCCAATTGCACCGACAACCCTGTCTTTTTGCTTTATTAAAAACACTATACGATGTTGTTTAACATCATACATAAAATTTACTTTTCCTTTTTGTTTTGCACTTGCACAATTATTTTGTTTTATATAATTTATACATTTAGGTTCTGAATGTATAGATATAAAAGATTGCGGAAGTTTAAAAGCGGCGGGCCTTTTGCTTGCGGTGTCTTTTTGTTTGCTTACTACGGTTTCGTATATTTGTTCCATTGACATTTTTTCTTGATGTTTACCTTTGGCTGAACAAGACGCATGGAAACAGTACCACATTAAATCTGCGTTATTCTTTTTTATTGTGAGGGTATTTGTATTATGACAGAACGGACAATCCATTCTTGTATCTACATCTGTATTAGGAATTAAATTTTTTATAATTAATAATTGCTGTGAATAGTTCATGAGGTCTGTATACACTAGACCAAAAAAAAAGTCAAGGCTGTGAAAGGTTCAGCCTTGACTCGTAAAATCAGTAAAGCCCGAGTTTATAACCATACGCTAGCTATGGTCAGCTAGTCAATGTCTATCCAAGTAGGACACGTTATCATTGACAAAGCCTAATTATGACGCTTCTTTACTGAAACTTAAACTTACGCTAATGCCACGCCCACAGAAAAGTATCTTTATGTGTACACAAATAATTGTTAAGGCATTTGTGGCACTAGCGTAAGTTTAAAGGGGGTAGTGTTGAACCTACCCCCATAGGATTATAATGAAAGGTATATAATATCCTATTAAGTGACTTATGTCAAGCCACCATTCTTTTTTTATTAGCTGACGTTGTAGCCTCAAAGTCAGAAGAATCAATAGCAGGTAAGCACATATCTGGCTCTACCCAATAATGTTCTCTAGCCCTTACAGCAGTATACCTCGTAGGAGGCTCACCACTTTGTGCTCTATTCAGTTCTCGGTGGAACAATCGTAGCCAATCACGAACATGAATACCTATACCAAAGTATCGCCTAGTCCTGCCATTACCCACATCTTTTTCTAATGAAAGAGACCAATGCGTTCCTGCAGTTCCTGCATCATGAGACATCATAACGACTTCATCAATAGTGAAGTCGATATGTTTTGGGTGGTCAGAGTTTTTGTAATAGTATTGATAATTTTCATGAGTATTAGTATCAAATTCTCCAGACCACATTATACACCCACACTTTCTTTAGGTGTTACAACAACAGCAACAGTATCGGCAAGTTTTCTTGCCTCCATGTCTTGTTGAATAACACTTTGAGATATAGATGATAAAGCCAAAGCTGTGCCTGTGCCTGCAATCTTATGTCGTACATTAGAAGCCTCAGACCATATTTCTTCTACTGCCTCAAGTGTCTTGGAAGAACGAATAAGCTCTGCATATGCCTTGAACTTTTCTTTCATCTCCTCGTAATGCTTATGCCATTTGAGACGCACTCGTTCTAGTGCAGATAAGTATTTCTCAAACACAGCCAACTCTTCTGATGAAACAAGCCTAGCTCGTTGATGGCATGAGTGCCTACTCTTTGGAACAATAAAAGACATAGCCATATCATTGTCCTCAAAGAACTTTTTTTGATATGCGTCTATCTTATCTTTTATCTGTCGTATATCGTGAGAGTATGTGGTCATGCGTTTACCATTGTAATCTTTTTCGTTTTCATCAACGTATTTGTATTTAATTACATCAATACCATTAGCCACCATATCCTCGTAGTACATGGCAATCAAGTCGTCTCTTGATAAACTACCTATCTCACGCTTTGATGAGCCATAATTATAATACCCACCATAGCCACTACAAGCAAAGTTTGTATAGATAGAACGCTCATCACGCCTAGCATTGTAATTATCATCAGCCATATCATCTCTATCAGTAAACCAAAAGCATGACTCTTCTTCTGTTGCGTCATACCTTGATAATACATCTAGGTCTGATTGAGGTGTAGCATTACCAACTATTTTAGATACAATCTTTTTGATTTCTGGAATAATATCCTTGACCTCTTGGATTGCTTTTTGTTTTGGCTCAAGCCACTTGCTAGGTGTCTTAGCTATCTGCTCTTGAGCATACGTATATAATATAGGTCTGCTCGTAGTTTATAATATACTAATTGACTTCTTATGTCAAACTAGTTGAACTTACTTGTAAGATTAGCCATGTATTCTTGTATAACTTCGGCTATATCTTCTTTGTTTATAAATCGTTCCCAATCATCATAACTTGCGTCTACATGACTGAGAACAGATTTTAATTCTAAGTTACCTTTGTTAGCATGTATCATAGGTAGACTTTCATATATCTCATCAATCATTTGTTCTCGCTTTTGTTCTGCGTAATGTTCCCATATTAAATCAGTCATGCTTTTCCTTTCTAATGTTTGTGATAGCTAACATTTTTAACATCTCTGTTCCAACAAGCTCGGCAATCACGACACTCATTGTCTTGAAACCTAGATGGGCAATCATGTCCTAT